CCCACCTATAACAAAATTTAGATACTGGTTATGGCTTAGCATTTTTTGCGGATTGTACCATTTTTCTTGTTCTTCGATAAAAACCACTCCTTTCTATTTCATTATATCATACTTTTAAAAATTCGGATTGTTTTTCTTGATGTCAAACAAAATATTGTCATCTTTATTTGCTGAATAGTTCCAGATTCTAACACCAGATTGAAAAATAGCTTGAATGGCGTTCATGTGTGATTGATTCGCTCTTAGGTTTCCAAGATTAACATTTATCATCTTGATGTAGTTAAACCGCTTTCTAGCTTTCATAACGCTTAAAGCATTATTAGAAAAAATATTGACAAGCACCCCATAGCATTTTATATACTCGTTTGCTCGCCCTAAAATTTCTTTTTGAGCTATTGATACTTTCCAATAGATGTCTGTCAATAAATGCCCACTTTGGAAAGATAAGTCATTCCCAATCTGTTGGACGCTGATAGGCTGATTCTGTAAGTCTGCCATGCTAGCGTTGTAAGCTCTGATTGACTGGTCTAGGGCTATTTTTGCTTTCATGTTGTTGAGCGCATTTGATTGCGATTTCAAAGCGTTGTTTGTATCTGTAAACCCTTGCTCAACCAGTTTATTATTGTACTCACGGTTAGCATTGAAAACTTTCATACCACCAGAAGCCAAACCACTTAGAGCGCCCCCTAGATTTCCTTGTAGTAAGTTCCCAGCTACATTTAAAACCCCACTAGCTCCCTCAGTCCATTGATTTATGTTAGCTGTATCTACGGCATATTGTGCATTGTAGCTAGCTTGTGAGTTAGCGGTTGCTACCTGTTTATTTGACAAGTCCACGCTTTGTTTAAGCATTTCCCGATTCTCTTTAAAGGTCAGCTGAGTATGCTCCATCTGGTTTTTGTGTGTCTGAATGTAACTAGCTTCAGCGTCATTTAAAATAGCGATGTTTTTTCCTGTAACATCATTAAGCCCATACTTGAAATGTTCAGGGTTGTATTCCGTCCATGTTTTCGTATCAATATTTTCTAAAATATTCTTATCTGCATAGCTCAAGTTGTTAGCGTTGTTATACTCTAAAAAGTTAATGTGTACTTGGTTATTATCTCCAAGGCTACCATTCACAATGACTTTATACTTGTGACCCGTGTCAAGGGTTCTAGGTAGGTACTGCGGTTGATAAACGTAGCTGTTCCCGTAAATATCATAAAGCTCTACTTCAGTAAATTCACTGTTTAACAACTGTACTTCTATTTCTAGGTCAGATTTTCCAGTATAAGCTCGTAAGCTGTCTTGTATCTGGTTGTAGGCAATTTCTAACAAGTTAGGGATTTCATAAACGTTTGGGCGATAGTCAAAGAATCCGTTTACTTCTATTAGAAGGGCTTCCACGTCAAAGGCTGTTTTGGTGTAGTCACCGTTTCCAAGTTGTCTGTCTCCAGTGTTCCCTGTGATTTCTCCAATGTCTCCACCTGCTACCACTTCAGGAGGGTAGATAATGCTTTCAATGTTATCCACCGTGTCAATACCTGTTCTTTCAGTGGTGTAACCGCTCCAAGCGTAGTTTTGCTCAATAACATCATAGCTTGAACCGTTAACAGCTGAAATAACGGCTGTATGCCCCCAGATATTGCTATTAGTTGGCTTATAGTTTACGATACATCCAACCCTTAAATCAGAAAAAGAAGGGTCAAAACGTACCTTCCAGCCTACGGCTTCCCAGTTATAATCTCCGCCAATGTTGCTGGCACTCATTCCCCGTTGTGTATCGCTTCCACTGGCTTGGCGCCCGTTTCCGTCAGGGTTTGGGGTGTTGATACCTCCCCCGATGTTACACCCTCCCAAAAGCTGAGAATATAAAGCCACTAGACCGTAACACTGACCGCTACCTATGCTAGTACCCACCCTTGATTTAATTTCATTAAGGGCTTTTAGTGTTTGTGTTGCTTCAGTCATATCCTATACCTTTCCTAACTCATCTTGAACCGTTGAGAGCCATGCATTCGCTTGCTCAATTCGTTCCGCTTCTTTGTATGCTACACCTTCCCAGTTGTTCATAAAATCGCTGGCATTTGCGCTTGCGCTTGCGGTTGAACTAGCTACACGTCTAAAAGTGTCCGCTCTACTTTCTTCATTCATAAACTGAAATTGTAGGTTAAAGTCCCAGACGGATTGACCTTTCTCTTTTGCGTAGGCGATAAGGGCTTCACATCTTGGGCCTGTCCATTGTCCAATTCCCATACCTATCCAGTGCTGACCGTCTGACCCTCTATAACCAGCTTCATTTAATGAGATAGTGTATAATCCAGCAAAAGCGCCCCAGCTTCCTACAAGATTCTCAGCCGTTGGAAGGGTTGCCATCTTGTCGTACTCGTAGCCTGTTGCATAGTCAGCCTCGTATTTCTTAGCCGTAACATTGCTTTCTGCTGAAAAGTTCCCGATAATTCCAGCAATACCCGTTGCTGTTGCGTCTGGTACTAGCTTCTTAATGATTCGGGTCACTAGTCTAACTCTACTTTCTTCGGTTGAGATGTCGCCTGTTTCGGACGTGCTAGAGCTTCCACCGCTTGAGCTTGTAGAAGGTCTATAATTCCGCTGATTTTTGCGCCCGATTTCTGCCACTTCTCCATTTCCTTATAAAAGACTTCCTGCATGCTTTCCGGAATTCCCCCTACGCCGAAGCTTTCCATGACGATGCAATCATAATTTTCAAAGAGGTAGGAAAGCATTTCCGCTCTGGTACCGGGAATCAGCTTTAAAACACAGATGGAATCATCCAAATCCAAATGGAATTCCACCGCCTCTCTCAGGGGCAGGTAGGGGATATATCGAATGATTCTGCCGTCCTGCATTCTGGCCAGGGTAGGGAAATTCACACTTTGAAAGGCATGGAAGGAACGGGCCATCATTTTCTTCGCTCTGGTACCGGAAATTACATTGCCATTGAAGAGGAGAACCACATTTTCCGAATACGGATCACAGGCATAACGCACGCTGTCCAGAAGATTCATCTTTGCATCGGTACTGTCCTGATTGATAGGCTTTTGGGAGCCGGTAATGACAATAGGCTTTCTGGAATACTGCACCATGTAGCTTAATGCCGCAGAGGTATAAGCCATGGTATCCGTGCCATGCAAAACCACAAAGCCGTCATAACGGTCATAGTTTTTTTGAATACAAGCCCCCATTTCCCGCCAAATCTTAGGCTGCATATTGGTGGAATCCACATTGCAAAGCTGGACAATGGAAAGCTCGGCAATTTTCTGTAGCTCCGGTACAAAGGCAATGATTTCCTCTGCACTAAGAGCCGGACTTAGTCCCTCCTCCGTTTGCTTGGAGGCTATCGTTCCTCCTGTGGCAATTAGCAATACCTTTTTCACCCGTTTCTCCTTCCGTGTAATTCAAACTTTCCTTCTTTAAAAGTCCGCATCATCTCATTGGTTAAGCTGAAATCATTTCCCTGTAACTCCACCTCATCTCGGCTTAACCAGACCGCCTCGGAAAGCTCTTCCTCATCTCGAATAATCTGAACCTCTCCCGTTGTCGTAAATGAAGTCTTTTCCTCATCCACTTTTGCAAAATATCCCAGGAGCAAATCATCCGCCATTCCCCAGGGTTGGGATTTATAATACTTTACTTCCTTAATGGGAACTCCGGTTTCTTCCATGGCTTCCCGAATCGCGGCTTCCTCCCCAGTCTCGCCAATCTCGATAAAGCCTGCCACAAGGGCGGGCAGATAGCTTAATCTGTTAGCATATCTTGTGCAAAGGATTTTATCCTTATGAATGATTCCCACAATAACCGCCGGCATAATCTTCGGATAGAAGACCTCCTGACAGTTGGGACAACGCATTGCCCGTTCTCTTTGATCCTTCTCCATCTTTGTGCCGCAGACGCCACAATAACGGTGCTTTTGGTAAAAATGAAAGAGATGCATCCCTGTATTGGCTAAAAACAGCAGTGACTTTGGTCCCTTAAACTCCCGACGCAACTCTTCCAAGGAAAGATATTCTCCGAATTCCACAATATCTTTCAGCAGATAATAGTCTTGTCCGTCCAAAGAAAAAAGGTAGGTAAAGGACTTTCTCCAGTCATTTCCCATGGCCTGCTGCTCTCCCTTTCGGGATAAGGCATTTTCCTGTACTTCCTCTTTTTCCTTGGGAAAGGAGGACAAATACTCTTTGATTTTATAAAAGGAAAAGCCCTCTCCCTCCGGACATCTTAGTCTTAAACCGTCTCCACTCATGATAGCATCTGAAGGATCCACCTTCTTTCCCGACCCTCTTTTAACCAAAACCGACTTTCCCGAAAAGGAAAGGAAATAATCCTCTTTCCCGGGCTTTTTTTCAGGGTGATATTGATTATGAAAATGATGTTGTCCCAGGTCTTGTATCAT